GTGTTCAAGAACACGATGTAATATAACAATATCAAATTTTACTCTTGTTCTTTGCATAAATTCAATTGCGTCGCAATTAGAATAAAAATGGTCTTCAGGAAGAGACGCGGAAGAAACTTTATCATACCCTTCACGCCGTTTTACAAAATCTTCAAACTTGTAGATGGTTTCTTCTCTGTTGCTTGGTGGTATAAAATAAGATTTATCAAGAAACAGACGTGCTACAGTATCATAATTAAATCCTTCTGTTATTCTTTGAAGTATATTAGTTTCCTCTTGCGATTCTTTTTTTCCAGAACCAATGCTCAAAATTTTTAATACATTCATTTATCCTCCTAGAAACTCCAAAACAATACTCTTTATAAATGGTGTCATATAAAATGTAAAATATCTTTCTTTATCAATATCGTTTGAATCCATTATTGCAAGAGCTTGTTCTGATACTTCAATTTCTCCAAAACTTTTTATAAAAATACTATACTTACCTTCTTTGTTTTGAACTGAAAACATTTTTGTATCGGTGCTTGTTAAAAATCTGTCTTTAATTTTTTGTAAACCGTTAAAGATGGCCGTTTCCTCAAGGAAGTTCAAATTACAGAGATCACGATAAAAAAGAGATATACGATCATTTAAATGCGGAATCCCTTTAACAGTTATTTTTCCGGTTGAAGCTCTGGCAATATAACTGTTTTTGTTTATTGAAATTATGAACACCTCAAAATGTTTTCTCACATGTAAAGGAAGTAACCCTGACACTTCATCGGATAAACGAGACTGAGTTATGATTCCGTCATACTGTCTTAAAATGATATCCTTGATGTTATTCTTTGTTATATAGAAATCAATAATTGCGTTCGTTGTTTCTCTTAACTTTTTCGATAGTTCAGAATCGTCACGCATCATCTTTCCAATAATTATATTTCTTATTTCTTTATTATCATATGGTATGTTTGTTGTATCATATCCAAAGTGTTTTAGCAGATTGAAGTGGCACGCCTCGACATCGTAGAGATAGACGTCTCGTAAAAACAATTTAGTTTCATCTGGAAATTTCATTTTTTAATTGGAAGGTGAAATCGCTTTCACCTTCCTTCCTTTTTATATCATTTTAGTGTATTCATTATAACAGAATCTATCTGAAGTAAATGACTGATGTCTGCCATTTCTGCAGACCGGCGTAACATCCATTCAATAGCATCTCTAACTTTAGGCAAGTCGGGAGCGTTTTCGCTTTGATGATAACGAAATTCAAAGAGTTTGCGATCAAGAGTTGAATCAAGTTTTTGAATTATGTCGTAATCGGGTGGAAGGCTTATATTTACTGTTGTAGTCTTTTTCTTAACTTTTTGTATGTCATACGGAATCAACATATGATCATGCGCCAAACAGGATACTATTATTAAATTATTGCGAAGACTGTATCCTTTAATAAACACGTTTTCGTATTGAGGAAAGTTAGGGTGTGAAAATAGAATGTAAAATCCACTATTGAATACAGACATTGCAATCCCTGGTAGATCTAAAACTAGTTGAACGTTCGCGCTTTCTATAATTTTTAGTCTCTTTTTATCTGGAGTTTCACGATCTGAGACGGCCACAACTAAATCAATGTCTGGTTGTACATCTCTTACAGAGATAGTAACCATTTTAAGATTTTCAAATTTTGAAGCATTTGCTGGAAACCAAGAATTAAGCGGAATAATATTAACGGAAACCGATTGGCTAGTAGCCTGCTTTTCCTCTTGTGCTTCAGAAAATGTTTGCTGGATTGGGTGGTCTATGGGCTTTTCTTCAATTGGTTGTTCAGGTAATAAATCCTTAAATAATGCTGGTGGTGCTGGTGCTTTAGAAGCTTCTCTTAGAAGCTGTTTAAGGTTATCGTTCATTTATAAATTATTCTCCTTCTTCAGTTGTTTCTTTTTTCCATTTCTTGGCGTCTTCATTAGGATTTTTACGCCAATTGCTTATATCAATATTTGTATAGTTTTCTAACAATGCTCCAGCCAAAGCAAATATTTTTATTATGCTTGAGTAAAAGTTAACTGGCGCAACACCCGCCTCTTCATATTCATGACAAGTATTTAACCATAAAGGTAAATCTTGTTTCCATTGCCCAACATAGTCATCTCTTGCTTGTGTTGTGTACTTTTCAAGAAATAATAAAAAACTGGCAGAATTTAATTCTTTCATATCACAATATTCTTTGCCAAAAGCATGTCGTTGATAGTCACGCTCTTTGTCGTATAGTATTTTAAGTTCTTCTCTTGTCATTTTTTACCTCTCTGTTTTTCAAATGAATCGTGTTCCGTGCAGACCACGCGGTATGCCCTTCCAGTTAACTGCGATAGCTTCAGATGTATGAATGCTTTCTTCGTGAATACATTTTACAATCCAATCCTTTATTCCTTTCATGTCGTTAAGTGCTACAGATATTTCTCTAATAGCATCCTCAACAAACAAAGGATTTTCTGAAGCTATCCTTGCAATTTCTTTTTCGTCTGATCTTTTAATTATTGGGTAAGGTAAAGTCTTTATGCGTAATTCAGCAGCCTCAATGATGTCTTCCAACCAAACATAATATTCGCCTTCCATATCAACTTCAACTAGAATATTGGCGAAAGATCTTTGGTTATGAGGAAAGCCGCCAGACTCAAGTGTTTGGCACAACTCAGCAGAGCACGGGCAATATGAAGCATACTGAATAGTCATTCCTTCGAAGAATTTAAATTTATTTATAATTGGAAAATCTAAGTCACCACTTTCGAACACATCGCGCATTTCATAAAGTTGGCCTTCAAATCTACATCGATAAAATATCGGAAAACTATTATCTGATATTGGTGACTTTCTATCAATAGGAAGGTTGAACTCAAACTTTATAAAACTTTCTTTACTATTGAGGTTTTTCTTTAAATCAAGAAGAATTTTCTCAATCATTTTACTTTTTAATGGAGTATTAAGATAAGGCTTCAAAGTCAACAGAAGCCTTGACATCGATATGCCTTTTACATTAGCACTGAGATCGGTTCTTATCGATACTGTTGCTAACATTTCATAAGTTCCACCATATTTAGATTCTAACTTAAATGGAACTTGGAGATTTTCGACCCCGACCTGTCTGATTGGAATTTTTATTAATGGTTCTGTTTGCTGGATATCGGGAAGCTCTTCCATATACCTCCATTTAAGATATAAAAGTTTCTCTCAAAATTTATTATCGATTTTGAGAGAAACTTTTTGAGTCTTATTTGATTAAAATTTTTACTCACTGATCTACTCCTATAACTTTTAGATAATAATTCAATAATTTAACTGATTCTGGGGTATTATCTATTGTTTCTTCACTTTCCACTCTACCAGGATTAATAATTTGTCTGATGTATCTATTCTTCAAGTCGATGCAGTCTGATTTAGTTGTTAGAAATTCAAATAGATTTTTTGAAGCATCGTGCGCAATAAGGCAAGCAGTTTCCATCTCACCGCAACGTTGCCCGCCCTTATTCTTACGACCACCCATAGGTTGAAGTGTTCTTTTTGCATAATTACCAATACCACGAGCAGCCAGTTTTTCTTCTGCTATATGAGACAGTCTGAAGAAATACATCGCTCCGACAGCAATCTCATTTATTATTTTTGTTTTTGCAACTGGTTCATATATGCTTTGTTTAAATTTTGTTTCTGTGAATGCTGCTGCCTTTTGAAGATCGGTTAATCTGCAAGATTCAAATGGTGGTTGAAGAAGTGTGAGATCGCGAATAAATTTTTCATCAATATCTTCTGGTAATTGTTCGGTAAATTGTTTTAAGTACCAATTGTTTTCAGTTTTATCTATTATTGAAATAAAGTATAATAATTGTTCTTTAACTGTTTTTTCTCCATCTACACATAGCGTGTGTAGTAATTTTTTCTTTAAGTCTTCCAATATTTTACCCAAACATAGTTCAAACGATTGACCAATATTCATTCGTGAGATGATGCCAAGTGGATTAATACAGATATCTAAATGACGTCCATCTTCAAGAAGAGGCATCTTGTTATGGTCAATAATTTGAGAAATAACTCCTTTGTTTCCATGACGATTAGCAAGCTTGTCTCCAATCTGAACTGGCCGTATGTAAACTCCAAGCATTTCGACAAAGACTCCATTAATTTTTTCTTTCTTTATTTTATACTTTCCTGCATTTAGAGACATGTCAATGCCGTTTTCTTTAATTAATTTATCAGCGGCTTCTCTTGGAAGGCGTTCTTTTAGAATCTCCTTTAAAACTGAATCTGCAGCATTCTGTTTTTCAATCATTTTTTCAATATAATTATTATATTGATTTACCTCCGTTTTCCAATTGTTTGCATATATTTTTAAATTTGCAATTATCATTTTCTTATTTGATGATAAAACAGTAGCATCGTTGAAAACAGAATAAAAGTCTTCATAACGAAATTCTTTTAATATTGCGTATGGGGTACCTCGTTCTATTGTCTCATAAACATTTGGTAAAGGTTTATAATCATTTTCATTAAAACATTCATGTAGAGGTAACAAAACTTTATGAGACGGAACCGTAAAGGAAAGATCTTCAACGTGATAAGAAGAGAAAACTTCTTCTTTCACAAGACGATCAGAAATAATAATTCCATCTTCATAGTTGTGACCATAATAAACCATAACTCCCGTTAATAAATTTCTTCCAATTGTGATCTTTCCGTTTTTACAAAAACTGCTTTCGGCCAGTATATCTCCAGCTTTAAAACGCTCACCCACTTTAAAATAAAATGTCATCATATCCAAATGTTCTGTGTATATTTTTCTATCCTCAATATTAAATAGGTCGATGCTATTATCATCATAGACGACAGTCATAAATTTTTCGTCTTTATATATAACTTCGCCGTTTCTCTTTGCCTTTTTAATGAATTGAGTATACTCTGTATATGCATCCTCGCAACCAGATTGAATAAGCGGTTCATCAAACTCAACCAAGTGTATAGCCTGGCGCATTTGTGCCGAAGCCATTTGCAGTCTTGTTTGGTCATCATGCTCAAGAAATGGAACCATTGAAACCGCGATGGAAACTGGCTGCTTTTCAAGAAATTCGTTTGTGAATTTAAGATTTTCATCAAGTTTAACATTTGGAATAAGACTCTGAAGGACACCACAGTTATCTCTATCTGGTGTATCAACCGGGCAAACTCTTCCAAACATTGATGGATTAATATCTCTTAAATAATGTGGTATGTTTTCTCTCTTAAATCCACCTGGCCCTAGAAGGCTTATCCTTGATAATTTTGTAAGTTCTTCTATTGGGTTGATTGAGAAGTCAAATTGAACAATTTCAGAAACATTACAATCTGATATAATTTGATTTGAATTTACATTGAACTTAGGTTGTCTGGATGTTCTATTAAGAAAACATAGATCAAAAATGGCTTTCGAAATTTTCGAATAAATCATATACTCAAAACAACGAACTCGTTTATTTGTAAAGAGGGTGTCATCAAGATCCGCCCCATTAACATTCATAATTGCATATAGTAATTCATTGATAATTGAACCGGTTCTTAAAAACCTTGCAGTTAGAATATCTACTTTTGGAATTAAATCAATGGCATAGAGAATATCCTCACCTTTTGATTTTGCAGCATATTTGGAGTATATTCTGCCAATTTCAACAATAAAGTCATCTTGAGTATAACCAGGGGACATTTCTATATAATTTTTCAGATCAAACATTAAAAGTTCAGTAAGATCGGTTGACTCTCCATTAAATGTTTGAGATTTTAAATTAAATCTTTCTTCTATCTTGTCAAGAGGAAAATACGCACATAAAAGTTGACAGAAAGAAAATGTTTTTCCAAACAAAGTAATTTGTATGTGCGGGGTGTCTTTAACGTTAATGCTATTAATTAATATTGTTGCAACATTTGTTCTAAGTTTGATATTTTCTCCACGGACGACAGTTGGTAAATCAAATAGCTGAAATATGGGTATTTTTCTTCGGCCGTTAATCATAACGTAATTGTCTTCAACCAATTTTGGTATTACAAAATTAAGTTCAATTTTATGTACTCCTTTTTGAAGCTGAATGTAAACCGTTTGTTTTAGCGTTTTCATTATTTCGCCAGAAGAGAATCGTTGATCCTTTAT